TATGGCGATTCGCAAAAACTTGTAGAAGAGCAAAAAGAATATTATTTTAGCGACTTAAACATTTATAATTACATTAAAAGCAAATGCCAATCTGCATAACTTTCGGGACAAAAGAATATCAGCAAGCTATCGATAAACTCCATAAATCAATGAGCAGGTTTATGTACACAAAAACGTTTAACGAGAAGAGTGTTGAAATGCTTTTTGATGCTTACCCAGAGCATCTTTATTCGTCTCGAGGTTATGGTTGGTGGCTTTGGAAACCATATTTGATTGACTACATTTTGAGCATAATTGACGAGGGGGAATATGTAATGTATCTGGACTCAACAATTGAATGCTTAAAGAATCCAAAAGATTTAATAAAAGAGGGCGAAAATATAAAGCTATTTCATAACGGACAAAGGCATGTTGATTGGTGCAAATCTGAGACATATTATGACATGGGCGTTGTTTGCATGCCAGACCAATTACAAGCGAATGCAGCAATCCAAATTTATAGAAATACACCAGAGACCAGAGCATTTGTGCAGGAATATTTTAACCTATGCTCGCAATTAATGTTGGTCAATGATGAGTTCAATCCAGATTATCAGTTGAGCGGTTTTAAAGGCCATAGACACGACCAATCTATTTTAACCAACTTAGCGGTCAAATACAATATTAAATTGAATACATCGCCTTGCCAATGGGGTATGGGCGCAAATGCTTACTTTAACCATCACAGAACAATATGAACATTTACAAAATAATTTTAGCGTTTATCGTGTTGCTTTCTTATAATCGTATTTATAAAAAAGACTGGAAATTCTTTAAGGAATATGGCGGCTCTCGCATTTATTATACTAAAACAATTATCACAATTTTAATTCAGTTGGGTATTTTTTTTATAATCTTTAAGGCATGAAAATTAAAGGCACATTAAAAAAAGACGACAATGGCCTTTATATGGAAGTTGTTAAAAAAATGTATTTGAATGACTACATTATGAGCGTTGAGCAGGCAGAAAAATTAAATAAAATAATAGGTAAAAAAATCACTTTAGAATATGAAAACGTTAGTCCAGTTAGCACTAAAAAATAAGGCGCAACAAAAGCCATTAGAGTTTGAAGAGTTATTGCATGCGCTAAACTCAATGAAGAGTAAAAAGATTGCAGTTGAAATTGGCAGTTATGACGGCGGATGCTTGCATGCTTACAAAGGATTGTTTGACAAAGTGATTTCAATTGATATTGCTCAACGTTCAAACATTGATGGCGTTGACTATTTAATCGGAGACTCTAAAGACTTAAAGTCTGAATTAATCAAAGCACTTGGCAATAGCAATGCAAAGATTGATTTTCTTATGATTGATGGCGACCATACTTATGAGGGAGTTAAGGCAGATTTCGAAATTTATTCTAAATTCGTGCGCAAAGGCGGAGTGATTGCATTTCATGATATATTAGACACACCAATTCACAGAGAATTATTTTGTCGAGTGGATAAATTCTGGAATGAAATTAAAGACGGCAAAGAGCATGACGAATTTATTGAGGGTTCTGACTGGGGTGGCATTGGAATTTTATGGATATAATTATAACTTGCAAAGATAGATTGCCACACTTAAAAAAGTGCATTGCAACTATTCAAGATAAATCAAAGATATTCGTTGTTTGTTACGGCGATGAAATGGCATTTAGATATTGCCAACAGAATGGAATCCGCTCGAGCCTGACGGCCGCAAAAGACTTTCATTTATCAAAGGCCAGAAACTTGGGGGTTGCTGAAACTAACGAGGAATGGATTTTCTTTTGCGATGCGGACACCTTACTTGACCCGACATTTTTTGATAGCTTAGATTTAAAAGACGGCAATTATTACACTGGAGAGCCAGATTGTTCTGGGAATTGCATCGTTAAGCGTTCAGATTTTATGGGATATGATGAAAATATCAAAGGATATGGCGGAGAGGACACCGATTTATATATTTCTTTGACCAGAAATGGTATAAAAAAGAATTTTATTAGATTGATGGCATACATCCCGCATTCGGATTTTGACCGCACTAAGAATTATGGCAATAATAAGAAGTGGGAGCAGCAACGCAAAAACATTATTTATTTAATGTCAAAGCATCCGCATGAATTTATATTCCCGCAATACGTTCCAAACGAAATGAAAACACTTTTTGTATGATATACAACGCTTTTATAATTAGTTTACTATGTTTTGGCTTTTATAGGTCAACCAGACATGGTAATATTTTATATTTTATCCAAAGATTTGCAGATAAATTGCCAAAGATATTTGGAAAGCCAATTTGTTTATGTTTAACCTGCATGGCCTCATTACACACATTGTTCTGGCATCCATTTTTATTTGGTTTTAATGCTGACATTATACCGACCATTTTAATTGTGGCCTCGTTTAATTACTTTATTGATTTAATCGTTTCAAATTATGAATAAACTTGCAGGCATTTGGAATGTTTGGGATGGCGATGAGCATTTGCGCCGTTCAATTGAACAAATTAAACCACATTTGGACGTTGTTATTGTTGTTTACCAGAACATAAGCAACTCTGGCGAATTATATGAGCCAACTTTGCCACACGAATTGATTGATTTTACAAATTTTTACATTCCTGCGCTTGAGCAAACCGCTCAGTGGAATGAAACCATCAAACGAAATATAGGTTTGCAAACTGCAAAGAGCGTTGGTTGCACCCATTTCATTCAAATGGATTGCGACGAAATGTATTTTAGCGAGGATTTTGAGCGTGCAAAGGAGCAAGTTTATATTGCGGAACTGGATGCAAGCTATTGCAGGCTAAAAACCTATTATAAATATCCAACAAAACAATTATCGCCAGACGAGGACTATTTCGTTCCGTTTATTCATAAGATTTACCCAGAAACAAAGATGTGTTTTGATAAAAAATATCCTGCGTTTGCTGACCCAACAAGGCGGACAAATACTTACGCCAAACATAAGCAAATTGAATGGCTCAGAATGCACCACTATTCGTTTGTGCGCAAAAATATTGAACGCAAGCTGAGAAATTCGTCATCGTCAAGCGCATTCGATGGGCAATATGAAATCTGGAATCGATTTGATGACACTGGCAAAATGATACATTTTAAAAATTATAAGACAATTGATGTCCCAAACCATTTCGATTTGTAAAAATATTGCAAATAGATATTTAAAAATAAAAGTAAATTTGTAAAAATGGAACTAACTCAAATATCAGACAATTATTTCATGTTTACGGCTAAAGCGCCTGCGGATTTATCTGTTTTTAATCAAACGGATGACACTGCAAACAAAATTGTGCGCTATGGCAAGGACAATAATTTTCCTCAAGAACTAATTAAGGCGGTGCAGTCGTCTCCAATTGCAAACGCATGCGTTGAAACACATGCAAAATTTTTGTATGGGGATGGTTTATATTTTGAAACTCCGACTGGAGAGGAAACAGATTTCTCGAGAAAATTAAGCGAGGTTTTTAACGAGTCAATGTTCCAAAGAATATGTTATGACATGGCATATTTTGAAAGTTTGGGATTGATTATGAAATGGGATTTGAATGGCTTTTTAAAAAGCGTTAAATCGCAGGATTTTTCAACCATTCGTTTAGGTATTCCAAACAAAGATTTTGAAATTACATTTGCCAAGTTGTCAAGTAACTGGCAACAAGAAACAAAAGACAGAAGATACAAAGCCGTTCCGATTGATTTATATAATGACATCGAAACAAAAGCTAAAATTTCAAATTTCAGTGAGCAATCTTTATACGAAGACTTTAGCAAATGGAATGGGACTTTGAAATATATTCGCAGATATAAGCCAGGCCAAGTGTATTATTCACAACCAAAATATGCGTCTGCGTTAAAATGGATTTATGCCGATGGCCAAATTCAGAATTTCCATGCTAATAATATTGACAACTCTTTTGCACCTGCATTTATCGTTTACGTTCCGTACAAATTAACTGGCGAGGATGAAAACGGCAAGGACATGAAAGAGTCATTGAGAGAATACATTGCAGACAGATTAACTGGCGCAGATAATGGCGGTAAATTTGCGATTTTGGATGGCTCATCAAAAGAGGGTTCAATCCAGATTATTCCATTTAGCCAGAGTACGTCTCATGAAATGTATATCACACTTTCAAATTTAATTAGAGACCATATTGCAACGGCGTTTCAAGTGCCATCTATTTTAGCAGGGATTCAGGTTTCTGGAAAATTAGGAACTGCAAAAGAAATTGCAGACTCTTCAATTTATTATCAAAATGCAGTCATTAAACATGACCAAAATTTGTTAATGTACGAAATGAATGCACTGGCGAAATTAATGGATGGTTATGATGGCACAACTATAAAAGTGAGCAATTCAATTCCTTTGGCATTTGTTGCAGAAACATTTGCAGGCAGCTTTACAGAAGAGGAAATCAGAGAGGCATTTGGTTACGGCGCTAAAGAAGTTAAATTGAATAGTGCGGCAAATAATATCATTGATAATATTAACGCATTGTCTCCATTGGTTGCAAATAAAGTTTTGGAATCTATGTCTGAGGCAGAGATTAGAAGTCTGGCGGGATTGATTGGTGCAAAGCCAACATCTGAGCCAATTGTTACACCAATTAATCCAGTAAAATAATGGCTTGTTGCAGTTGTCAATTCATAACACAAACAGATTTTTATGGCATCGTTCCGCTTTCAAGAAACGTTGAAAGTCAGGACATTGATATTGCTATTAAGAATACGCAAATAACATATATCAATCAATTGCTTTGTCAAGACTTATTTGATGAGTTATGCGAGCAAATTGAGGCAAACGATTTGACTCCTGCAAATGAGGAATTAATGTGCTATTTGAAAAAAGTTCACGTTTGCTATGCGTTTGGAGACTTAATGTTTTTCCACCCAGTGCAAGTAACAAAAGAAAGTGTTGTCAGAAAGGTAACGGATGAGTCAGAGTTTATTGATTTTGATACTAACGAAAAGCAAGCAAATTATTGGAGACAGATTGGCAAAAACTATGCGAGAGAAATGTTTGAATGGTTAAAGCTAAACGAAAATTTGAATCCGCTATATGACCAAGCATCGTGCAACAATTGCGATGAGACTAAAAACTTAGAAAACTGGGGGATTTGTTAATGTTTGACGGCAACGATATAATCGACACAGAATGGTAGTTATTGAGGCTAATATTGATAGCAAGGTTGTTTTATTCATAGAAGAGACTGAGGTCGTTTATGATTATTACTTGTTTATTTTTACGAGAGGATGTCAGGGTTTTAGCAATATTTATACATCTGTTGAGTGCGATTTTTTCACGTTTCTTTTAAACGAAAACATACCAGAAGGAACTTGGACAATGGAGGTTTATGGTCAAAATGATTATTCAAACTTAAATCCAAACAATGCAGATTTTCTTTATGAAGATATTTGCAGAGTAACTGGCAATGGCAATGGGAATGCTTATATTATTACAGAAAATGACACATATTTAATAACATGAGAAACTGGTTGGTTAAAAGTTTGGATGTAATTATTATTTATTTAGTTACTTATTTTTCTCCGACATTCTCGGTTTTAATGGGTATTAGCTTTTTGGTAATGATTGATTTTATTACTGGGATGGTTGCAGCTTATAAAAGAGGTGAAGCGATTACAAGCCGTAAAATGAGGCCAACAATTACCAAAGGGATGGGCTACATGTTTGCAATTTTAGCAGGTCATGTTTTTCAAAAACATTTTTTGCAGGAAATTGAGGTAATGAAAATCGTATCTGGTCTAATTGCGTTTATTGAGTTAAAGTCTCTGGATGAAAACCTAAAAGACATGACTGGCAAAAGTCTATTTAAACAATTTTTTAAAGAGGGCAAATAATGAATTTAGATAAACTGAAAGGGCATGTCCCAGCTTCGGTTATTGCTCAAATCCCTTTTGTTGTTAATCAATATAAAATCAATACCGCTTTAAGGCTATCGCATTTTCTGGCTCAATGTGGCCACGAATCAGCTAATTTCAGAGCAGTCAAAGAAAATCTCAACTATTCGGCTGAGGGATTAACTAAAACATTCAAAAAATATTTTCCAACTTTAGAGGTCGCCAAAGATTATGCAAGGCAACCAGAGAAAATTGCATCAAAGGTTTACGCCAACAGAATGGGCAATGGAAATGAAGCGTCAAAGGATGGGTTTAAATATTTAGGCAGGGGATTTATTCAGCTAACTGGCAAGGCTAATTATATTGAGTTTGATAAAAGCGTCCCAGAGGATATAATAAACAATCCAGAACTGGTTGCAACTAAATATCCTTTGGCATCGGCTGCATGGTTCTGGAATAAAAATGGATTGAATGCAATAGCAGACAAAGGAGCAACGGATGCTGTTATAACGTCAATAACTAAACGAGTAAATGGCGGCACAATTGGCCTTTCAGATAGGATTCAGCATTTCAATGAGTTCTATTCCTTACTTGGCTAATTTGTTATTATTAAAATTATTGCTAATTTGCACAAAATTAGACCCTAAGACATGAAATACGAAAAATTTATCGTTGCAAATCTCGATTTATTCGAACAGATAGGCAGAAACAAAACGCAATTTTCACAATTATTAAAGGAAAGCTACCCAAAAGAACTTGGCTCAACTAATTTAGAGGGGATTCGAGCAGGGGTCAAAGCATTTTTCAGGGACAATCCATTGCCAAGCATTGAGCAACCAATTGAAAAAATCAAAGACATTAGCATTGTCATTCAAGAAGACCGAAAAAACAAGGCTTTAATGGCTCAGCTTAATGACGTTAAAAAGAAAAACGAATATTTGCTTGCTAAACTGGAATCAACTGAGCAGGCTTATGATGACTTATTGGCTATCAAAGAAAAAAGCGACACATTAGAAATTAAATTTGAAAAATCGAGCGGTTCAAAAAACATGGGAACGCCAATCATTTCATTGTCGGACTGGCACATTGAAGAGAACGTGAGACGTGGCCAAGTTAACGGATTTAATGAGTACAATTTAAAGATTGCAGAGAAACGCTCAATGGCCGTATTTCAGAACATGGTCAAATTAATTGACAAAGAAAGCAAAGACGTTCACATTAAAGACGTTGTTGTTTGGTTGGGTGGCGACTTTATATCTGGCTATATTCATGACGAATTAGTTGAATCAAATAACCTTTCGCCATTGCAAGCTATCAGAAAAGCAAAGCAATTAATTATGAATGGATTTGAGTTTTTATTAAAAAATACTAAGGTCAATTTTATTATACCATGCTCGGTTGGTAATCATGGCAGGAACACAAAGAAGATGCACATTTCGACCAGTTCTGCGACCAATTATGAGTTTATGATGTACTCGGATTTAAAAGACTTATTCAGAAACGAGAAACGAATGACATTTCACATGCCAGAGTCGGACGATTGTTACGTCAAAGTTCTGGGAAAAACGATTAGGTTTTTTCATGGAGAGGCGGTCAAATATGGGGGCGGCATAGGGGGATTGACAATTCCTTTGATTAAATATTTATTAAGAAAAGATGAACAAAGAAAAGCCGATTTTACTTGTTTAGGCCATTTTCATCAATTATTTTACCCGACAACCAGTTGCTGCGTCAATGGGTCATTGATTGGATTGTCGCCGTATGGCCACAAGGCAGGATTCAAACCAGAAAAACCCGCTCAAGCGTTTACATTATTAGACGAAAAGAGAGGAATTTCAGTTAAAATTCCGATATTTGCTGAATGAGCGACAAACCAGAAAACCAAAATCTCGATGAGGAAATCGAGGACATGTCAGACGACGACATATACAAAGAGTTGTATTTCCTAAAGGAATTTCTTTGGGAGGTCGAAGAGAACACATTGCTATATTTCCCAAATAAAAAAGTGGAATGGCAATCGGAATTAATTAAGTTAATTGACCAGAGATTAAAGTGGCTGAATTTTGAAGATGAACAAGAGTAAGATTTTAGAGAGCATAGAAAAAGAGATAAATCAATTAGAGGAAATAATAAAAAAAAGAAAACAAAAATACAATGAGGTTAAGTATAGTAATTCTGGCAATAATGTTGGCCAGTTGTGGAGTCAAAAAACAAACGACAAGCGTTGAAGTTAAGACACAGAGCGAGATTGAGACAAAGACGGAGGCAAAGATTTCAGAGGTTGCCAACGATTCGTCTGTTGTTATTATACTGGAGACTATTGACTTTGAAGTTTGCATCGATACACTGGGACAGATTCAATCTGCGCCAAAGAAGTTAACCAGACAGATTATTCAAAAGCGAAAATCAGCCGTTGTGAGACACGAAGAGGTTAAAGTTAAACAAGTAGTAGTTGAGCAAAAGAAAGTCGAGCAGAAAGCAAAGGAATTGGTTAAGGAGAGCGGCGTTTGGTCTCTCTGGTTGTTTGGATTAATTATCCTGCTCGCATTAATGATTTACATTGTAGCAAAAATGAAAGTTTTTTAGTTTTAGGTTCATAGTTTGGAAAGCCGTACAGAAATGTGCGGCTTTTTTTTTGCCTTAAAAAGTGGCTTTAAATAGTTAAAATCGCAGATTGTAAAAAAAAGATTAAAAAAAAATAAAAAATGTTTTGTTTTTTAAATAGTTAAAACGATATTTGATGACCGAATCAAACCAATCGGTATTAAAAACATGAACAAATTTAAAACTAAACACTCGGATTACACAGACGCACAATTCAAAGAAACATTGTTAGGCTTTGCAACTTTGATTATTGGATTCATTTCATTTATGGGTTTCTTATTTTATTATTTAGGATAATGGGAGCAGTTAAAACGGCGATGACATTGGCAAGTTTGCCAGTGAATTCAGAATGCGAAATATCAGACATTATCATGAACGGCTCAACTTACATTGTTAGCGGTTATTATACAACCAACGAAAATGAGGAGCAAAGCTATTTGGTAATCACAGAAAAGGAACTGGACAAATACTTATCGGAATACTATTCTATTGAAGAGGTTAAATCAAATATCAAAAATGGAAAGTATATTATTATGACAGATGGCGAGGGCGAGAATGCAACGTTTATTCCATTCGACCAGTTTATTGATGAGAACAAATACGAATTATTTTATAATCTAATTAAAAGCGAAAGTGGTAAATTTTAAACTAAAAGGGAAAATCGAAGCCAAAGAAAATGGAGTCGATTATATGATAAAACAATTCAATTCGGAAATTATGGTTTATGCTTTTGAGGGCAAAGACTTGTCGGTTGAAAATAAGTTTATCGAATTAAGGGATGCAATGAAATATGTCCGAGAGCATGCCAGAAAAAAAGCGGGCGAAATATCTAAAACTTACAACCAGACAATCATTGGTAAATTAAAACTGGGTGAAGACTATTCAGTCCCAGAGGCTGAAATTAAAAACCAACGCTCTCTGGTTTCTTATTACAGAAAGACCAGAAATAGAGACTACATGTTTGACGTTTTTTATAATAGTGGTAAATTTTTTAAAATAACAAGAATAAAATGATAGCATCACACATCGAGGCATTTGGCCAAGTATTAAGCAAACAAGGTTTTGTATTAATAGAACGAATTGAAGAGCCATTTATGGCACATTTTATTAAAGATGAGTTTGAAATAAAGTTGAACTGGGAGACATTCACATTGCCTAATTGTTACGCTCCGCTTTATTACCCAGACTCAGAAGACCAAGCAATGACATTGCTTGCATGTCATGGAATTATTAAATTACCCAGAGACTACAAAAGCGACTCAGAAAAATTAAATTTAATCGTTAAATGTGGCTCATTAGTTAATCAAAGTTTAATCAATCAAATCATAAAATCATGAAGTTAATCCATACCTATCCACACAGACAAGAAGAGGACGGATGTCCAAAGACAGAAGTTGTTTTTGTTCAATCGACAACTGGCAAAAAGCCAGAGGATGCAAATATTAGTTTAGAACGTTGGGGCAAACACATTCGAGCGCAACTGGGAATCACAGAAAAGAAAGTCATCAATCTGGAGTTGCGAGACAATTATGAATTGTTTAAAAATATCCGTTAAAAAATTTGATTAAATACTTTAAATATTTAAATTTACAAATCAATTAAAACAAACTAAAAATGACAGAACTAATTAAAATTCAGGCAGAATTAAAAGCACCAAAAAATCAATTTAACGCATTTGGTAAATACAAGTATCGCAACTGCGAAGATATACTTGAAGCGTTAAAACCATTTCTTTTGAAATACGAATGTATGTTGACTATTTCAGACCAAATCAAAGAGGCGGGCGGATTAATTTATTGCGAGTCAAGCGTCCAACTTACTTTGCCAAATGGAATCGTTGTAACGACAACTGGATGCGCAGGCATTGACCCAAACCGCAAAGGCATGGACATTTCGCAGTCGTTTGGCTCGTCATCGAGTTACGCTCGAAAATTTGCGCTTGGGGGTATGTTTGCTCTGGACGATACAAAGGATAGCGACACAACAAACACACATGGCAAAGCGCCAGAGGTAAAGATTAAAAAAATTGCATTGGTTAAAGGGTCGGCGGCATGGAAACAGATTGTCGAAAAATTGGCTAAAAACGAAATAACAATTGCAGACGTTGAGGCTAAATGCGAGTTGACAAACGGCCAAAGAGAAATGTTAATGGACGAAGCTATATGAGACAATTTAAAATAAGATGCTCACAGATTTCAAAAATCATGGGCAAAGCTAAAAAAGACGGCGAGTTGAGCGCCACATGCAAAACCTATTTGCATGAATGGTATGCGGATGACCATGAGGAATTACATTCTAAATACACTGAGAAAGGCAAGGCCGTTGAGGCCGATGCCATCCAGTTCATGGCGGAGCAACTTGGTTTCCCATTTGCTGAAAAGAATATTGATGTATTTTCAAATAATTATATAATCGGAGAGCCAGACGTATTGCCAACAGAAGATATTTGCGTGGACATAAAATGTCCATTTAACAGAAAAACTTTTCTGGATAATGTATCTGGAATCAATGACGATTATGAATGGCAAGGTCGTGGATATTTAGCCGTTACTGGGCGCAAGCAATTTATTCTATTCTATGCGCTTATGAACACCCCTGCGGATGTTAACTATGGAAGAGAGGTTAAATATGACCATTTGCCAGTTGAGCAACGTTGGCTCGCTTATTCGATTGAGCATTCAGATGAAATCATTGAGCAGGTTTATGCCAAAGTCATCCAGTGTAGAGAATATCTGGCACAATATCACGAACAAGTAACTAATAAAATCGGTAAAATAAACTAAAAAGCTATGGAATTAGATAAAAGAGACGAATTAATCAAAGCGCAAAAAGAATTAATCGCAAAACAAGACGAATTGATTGCAGTTCATAAGCAAACTGAATTAATATTGCACAAATTAATAGATAATTTAGAAAGGGAATTAAAAATTTATTCTTTAGTGTATGGAAGTTCACATCAAAATTAGAAACAGACGCATTGAACTTGGCTATAATTCAGCCGAGCAATTTGCTTTCGACAACAAATTAAATCGCAGCACTTATCAAAGAGTTGAACAAGGTAAAAATATGACTCTTGACACATTGGTTAAGGTTGCGCAGGCTTTAAAAATTGAATTAAAGGATTTATTATGAGAAAATTTACAGATTTTTTAATCGAATTATTGATATTGTGTTCGTTATTGTTTTGTTTTTTTGTTTTTATTCCTATGGTTGTCTCAGTAATCCTGCATTTTATATCATGAAAGCAAAATATATTGGTAAAATTGAGGACGGACGTCTGAGGATTTTAAATAAAAGCATGTTTGACGCTCACATTGAATCGCTAAACGGCAAAGAAGTTTCAATTGTTCTGGATAGGAATACAAAAAAACGCTCAAACAACCAGAATGCTTATTATCATGGCGTTGTTTTGCCAATAGTTAAAGCGGGATTAATTGACGCAGGCTTTGAAAATTACAGAAACAATGAGCAGGTGCATGATTTATTAAAATTTAGGTTTTTAAAAACAAACGAGGCCAATGTAAATGGCGAATTTATCGAGCGAATCAAATCGACCAGTGAACTATCGACCAGTCAATTTATGGATTTTATTGCAGAGGTGCAGAAATGGGCAACAGAATTTTTAAATGTATATATTCCAGAACCAAACGAAAACTTAGAACTATTATGATAGTAAATTTTGAGGAATTAACCTACCAAATCACAGAAAATGAAAAGAGATGCGCCAAATTCATTGAGGCATTGTTAAGAAAAACAAATAAATTTTACACTAATAAGCAATTGAGGAAACTAATCTTTGAGCGCTCTGGTAATGACACCGAGTTTGATTTGGTCGATTCCAGAATTCGAGTGATAATGAACTATTTGAGACGCACAACCGCTCCGAACATTATCGCATCGTCTAACGGCTACAAAATAACCGAAGACATTGACGAACTCAATAAGTATTTAGAGTCATTATATGACCGCATTGACGCAATTAAAGTAATCGCAGACCAAACATCATTTTATGTCAAACAATATGGAACGCAACGCTAATATAATCGAGTTTTTAATTGGCGGGAATAATAGTGTTAAAATCACTGCGGCTAAATTTAAAGTTCAAAGGTCTTTTGTTATTCGTTTAACGACTTATTATTTTGGAATGGGAAACAAAGCGCTCATTTCGGTTAAGCATGATGACGTTGACCAGTCAGTTTATTTAAAAAAATACGAGGCCAGAAACCTTGTTATTTGTAATTTGTAAAATTTATAATATATTTGGGCATGAAAATAGAAACATCAAAATTGATTAGCTTTAGTGAGTACGCTAAAAAGAATAATAAAACAACCCAGTGGTCATATCACATGGCTAAGACTGGCAAAGTAAAAGTTTTAAAAATATCTGGAATTAATTTTATTTTATTGGATTAAATACCGATATTTGAGTTCAGTAATTTCATTTGAAGTCGAGAGCAAGTGAAATTATTTTAAAGGTTAATTACTACTAACCTCTAAGCCCGCCAATCTCGACTGGTGGGCTTTATTTTTTTACATCCATGAAGTATTTTTTACACGATTCAAACTCCTTTAATGACGAAAAGGTAACAGAACTATTTATGGCTTTTGGTTATGAGGGTCTCGGCTTGTTTTATACTGCATTAGAAAAGTTCGCCCAACAAGAAAAACCAATCAAAACTGCGGTGCTAAAAAAGCAATTAAACATCGGTAAAAAGTTGGACAAATGTTGGTCGTTTATGGAAAGTATTGGACTAATATCGTCAAACAATGGCGAAAGTTTCAACAAACAATTGCTAAAGTTTAGTGAAAACTATAAGATAAAAAAAGAAAAAACCGCAGAACGTTTGAAACAATGGCGTGAAAATCAGAACGTTGCAGAAAATGAAACGCATTCCGAACATGTACGAAACGCATCTAAAGTAAAGATAAGTAAAGTAAATAGAAGTAAAGTAAAAGAGTATAGCAATTCTAACGAATTGACGCTTACTAAAAAACATTCATTTGAAAACTCTATTTATTTTGAAAAAAAAATATTTAAAGAGGCGTTCCCAGATTGGGAACGTGAAAAACTCGCTAAGTATTATGAAAGCGCTTTGCTATATTCGCAGTCCAAAGGAGTTAAATATCTAAACTGGGCGGCAGCCATCAAAAATTGGGAAAAAAGAGACAATCAAACTATAAAAAATGGAAAATCAGAATTTGAAAAGAACAGAAATGCAGTCGAGCAACGCATTAAGCAAGCCGACCAGTACATCGCCAAAGTTATTTTTGGGGACAATCAAAGAATTGATAATAGCCAGTCCGACTCCATTGGCATTGATTAGAAAAGAGCAGGGCGATGGCTTTGTCTCAAAAGTAATTGAGCGCACAATTGATGGTTTAATCGTTTCTTTGAATGTTTCTAAGAACATGAACGAACACCAGATAGCTGAAGCGGCGCAAATGATTTATTCGGAATATTACTATTGGTCTGTGCAACACATCGTTATGGCGTTTAACAACTTTAAAATGGGTAAATATCCAGAAATCGAATTGTTTCATTCATTTGACATTACCACTATTTTTAAAATTTTGCATAGATTTGAAAACGATTTAAAAAAGGCTAAGGAGCAAGTTGAGTCAGAAGCCATTCAAGAAAAATATAAACAATGGGAGCAAAGCTATCTGGACAATAAGCCATCGGACGAAATAATTGAGCAAGTTAAAGCATTAACAAACAAAATAATAGATAAAAAAGAATATAAGAAAGCACCAGAGCCGAAAGAATGGTCGAGAACACGTGAATTACTGGCTGAGTTTGACGAACTATGGCGAAGTGAACCAAGTAGTGGTGCGGTGCGAGTTATTAGCGTAGAGGGGCGCAAATTGACTAAGTCTGAATATTTAGCTTATAGAGTTAACCAGATAAATGAACAATCCTAAATATTATGAATTGATTTGCCAGATAGGCCATCAAATCAAACACATTAAAATAATGGCAAACAATGACGACTGGGAGCAATACGATAGACGGATTAAACGAGAGTTGTTTGGCAAAGGTAAAGATTCGCCGTTTAAGGTTTTAAATAGTAAAATAATAAAGGAAAATATAGGTTTATGAGTATAATTTTTGTAATTTTAGCAGCGATGTGCAACGCTTTAATGGACACATTGTCAACCAGATACGATGTTTCCATATTTAGAAACTTTAAAAATGAGCAGTTCTGGGATTGGCGAATTAGTTGGAAAAATAAATGGCAAGGCGGAAACATTCGCAACGGCGAAAAGTTCTGGCAATCGAGCAGATTTTTAGTCTGGACAACGGACGGATGGCATTTGGCTAAAGCATTAATGCTTGCTTTTATATCTTTGGCCATTGTGATGTACGTTCCAATGTACGGAATATTGGACGCACTAATTTTTTGCGTTATTTGGGGAATTGTTTTTGAATATTCATATAATAAACTTTTTAAAGCATGAGCGACATTAATCCAGATTACTACAAAAAAGGAAACAAGCAAGTATTTGAAATGATGCTTGACATCTGGGGCGTTGAGAAATACATTGCCTTTTGCGAAATGAACGCCTTTAAATACAGAATGAGACTTGGCGACAAACCAGACCAACCAGTTGAAAGGGATTTGGCCAAAGCTAAATGGTATGAGGCAATGGCTAAAGATTTGAGAGCAGGCCAAAAAAAAGAGAGTCCAATAATTAACAAACTTGGAGCATTTGATTTTTAAACTAAAAAACCATGATAAAAGCAATATTGAATCTGTTTAAACCAAAAGTAAAGGTAGCAACAGACAATCCAGAATTTGAACAAGTTGAATGGGCATTTCAGTTAAATAACGATAAGCCGTTTTTATTAGCAACGGCAATTAACAACGAAAAGAGTTTAATTATCAAAGTAAGGAATAAAAAAAACTCAAATATTGTTTTTCGTGATGGCAAAGGAAATGAGTTTAAAATATTTGCAAGGGAACGAACAGACATTTAACAAACCCATATAGGTGAATTTAACAAAAGCCAATAAGCATAAATATTACAATGGACATAAAGTCCAGTTTTTTAACGATTTAACTGGACAAAGTGCATGAAACGTTACTAAAAAATTATGCAAAAGCATATCAAAGTTTATTTTAATCACTACGGCTTAGACGAGCATTCGTTTATTGCCTGCGAAGTATGCAAAGCTAAAGCGGTTGACATACATCACATTGTTTTTAGGTCTAAGTTTGGCAAAAAGACCAAAGACCAACAAGATGCAATTGAAAACTTAATTGCGCTTTGCAGGGAATGCCACAACAAAGCACACGATAATAAACTTACAAAAGAATGGCTAACGGAATTGCATACATCAAACCTTTAAGCGTAAACAAAGCGTGGCAAGGCAAAAGATTTAAGTCTCCAGAGTACAAAGTTTATGAGAAGCAAATGCTTTTGACTCTAAAGCCAATGCAACTGCCAGAGCCGCCATATCAAATTGACTTTGAATTCGGATTCAGCAACAAAGCATCGGACATAGACAATCCCATGAAACCATTTTTGGATATATTGCAAAAAAAGTATAATTTTGATGACGCAGAAGTCTATAAAATAGTGATAGTGAAGACAATAGTTGCCAAAGGAAACGAGTTTATAAAGTTTCAGATTAAATCACTTGACATAAACGGCTGAAAATAAGTAAATTATAAGGTTTAATTTTACCAATACTTGTCATGAACATAAAAATAAGCGACAAAGAGTTTTTAACAATACTAAGAGAGAACGCAGGACTATTTTCGAGGACTGCAAAAGCTATTGAAAAGCAATTCAAAATAGATTACACCAGACAAGCAGTCAGAGACCGAGCATTAAAATTCCCAGAGGAATTAATGGACATCAAAGAGCAAAACATTGACGTTGCAGAAGACGGACTATTTAGTTTAATGAAGTCAGACAATGACAACGTCAAGATGCGAGCAATTGAATTGTATTTGAAAACCATTGGCAAACACAGAGGCTATGTCGAAAAGGTCGAGCAACAAATATCTGGAGGCTTAGACAATACATTGGAAATTAAGATTGTCAAAACTGAGTTCCCTATAAGGTCAACAGAAAACGATGTTTGAGACAACTGAGTTATTTGAAGCTAACATCACCGCAGATACAAAGATAATTGTTAATCAGGGCGGGACATGGTCTGGCAAAACCTATTCTATTTTGCAAGCAATTGCCTATTTTGCATTGACTGACGCAAACTCATTGACAACAATAGTAGGTCAGGACATTCCGAATCTTAAAGCGGGAGCGCTTAGAGACTTTCAAAACATTGTCTCAGACAATCCAGTCATTGATGCGCAGATTTCAGAGTATAATAAATCAGATAGGATATACAAATTTATCAATGGCTCAACCATTGAGTTTAAGTCTTATGACAATTCGCAGGATGCTAAGTCTGGAAAGCGAGACTATTTGTTTTTAAACGAGGCGAATGGTATTGACAGACAGATTGCAAAGCAACTATTGCTTAGAACAAAGAAAAAAGCATTTATTGATTTCAATCCAGACGCTGAATTCTGGGTGCATGAGGACTATTTGAACAATCCGACCGCAAAGTTTATTTATTCCGACCACAGAAACAATCCCTTTGTGCCAAATGAGAATAGAGCCGAAATCGAGGCGCTCAAAGACATCGACATTGAATTGTGGAAAGTCTATGCAAGGGGAATCACTGGACGAATTGAGGGGCTTATTTACCGCAACTGGACGATTGGGAATAGTTTCCCAGATGTGGAGTTTGTTTATGGCTTGGACTTTGGATATAACCATCCAACGACACTGGTCAAATGTGGATGGGACGAAAGCAAATTTTATCTGGAAGAGGTTATTTATGAAAGCGGATTGACAACGGCTGACTTAATAGCTAAAATGCAGAAATTAAACATTGGTCAAAAGGAAATATTTGCCGATGCTGCGAGACCAGATACAATCGAGGAACTTTATAGGGCGGGATTTAACGTCTTTAGTGCGGATAAATCGGTTAAAGACGGAATAAATACACTAAAATCAAAGCCAATCATTCTGGTTGACTCTCCAAATGGCGTTAAAGAATTCAAAACCTATAAATGGAAAACAGATAAGAACGGCAAAGCAATTGACGAGCCAGTCAAATTCAATGATGACTTTTGCGATGCTGCCAGATACGGAATATTCAATGGCACAAAATCAAATACTAAAAAAATATCATGGTTTTAATTAACGTTGACAAAGAATATCAATTCCCAACTCAGTTGGACGAAATCACATTGAGGCATTTTATTGACTTGCAAAACTTATTGCATGAGGAAAAATACAACGAGGCGGTCATGCTTATATCTGGAATCACTCCAGACATTTACGACAAAATTAGTTTAGAGGGAAAATTAGAGTTGACTCAGTTGGCTCAGATGTTAGTCAATGGCGAGGTGCTTATGGTTGGTGAGCGTTTGGATTTATACGAAATCATGGCTTGTCCGATTGGACAATTTGAAGACTGGAAAGCAACCATTGCTGAATTTAAAGATTGCGAATGGAAAGCATTGCCATTTTTATGCTTGTTAGAGACTGGCGATTATAACTATGACACCAGAACAAATAAACGATATTTAGAATATTTAAACTTGCCCGCATCTGTTGCACTTTTTTACCAAAACAAAGTGAATGAGCAGTTTGCAGATATGCACAATAAATTCTTACCTTTGTTTGAGAGCGAATTAGAGGACATTCAATTGGAAGCGGGAGTTCAAAGTCTTAATCAGTTTGGCGGATATGGCACATTGGTGCAACTGGCAGACGGCGTTTACAAAGACATTGAAGCGGTAAGCAAAACGAGCGTTGCAGAAGCATATACGTTTTTAACTTACAAAAAGATTGAAAGAACCTATTTGCAAAACTTAGAAAAATTAAGGCGTGAACAAATTAATAGAAATATTCAAGACTAAAGCCGAGCAGACTTATGCTTTCGGCAATGGAACGTTTAACGAGTTGAATTCGCAATCGGACATAAAATATCCGCTTATCTGGATGCTATTTCCTTTGAGCGTAACTAACAACTCGACAAATAACATTATTGTGTCGCAGACGTATTCATTTAACTTGCAATTTCTAACGTCTGGCTCGCTTACAGATAAGCAATCAAAAATCAATAATCATTTTGACCAGTTAAATAAAATCATGGTTGGATATATCCAGTCAATGCAAATAGAAAACGAAGACTTAGAGAGAGACGCAATGACATTTGGACAAGCAACAATGATTAATAAAAAACAAGACAATGTGCATTATGGTTGGTCGGTTGCGGTATCGGTAACGTTGCCAATTGATTCAAGTTTATGTTGTGATTTATTTGCATGATAGATTTAACGAACACACTGGCTGAATTTAACAAGCTGAATGAGGCGCTTGTAACTGCATTGAATAAAGCGGGGACATTGGCTGACTCGCATGAAGTTGTTTTGACAACAGAAAACACCAGAAGTCAAGTTGCTATTATGGCGAATGATTATTGGTACTGGCAGAATAAAGGCAGAGGAATTACAAAAGAGGGGAATTATCCTGCATTAGTTAGGCCAAAGATTGATGAGTGGGTTAACAAGTTGCCAGATTGGTATGCGCCAGATAAAAAAGACGGCTCAAAAGGCAAGAAATTAACAAAGGCAGAGCAAGCGTTTTTGGTTACAAGGAAAATACATAAAGAGGGATATAAGGGGAATTTTTACGTTGACAAAACAATTCCAAATTTTGAGGCCGCAATAAATAAAGCGGTATTTGAGGACATACAAAACTATTTTAATAATGAGTTTAACTATTGAAGTTGAGCCGAGTTTAAATACGGCCGTTTATAATCCAGTGCGTTTTGAATTTAATTCGGATGTTCGTTCTGACTATACAATCGGAGCAGAAATTGAGGTGGAATTTGGTCAAGTAAATAACAATGGATATTTGCAATTAAATTTTGATGGCAATACTCTTTTAGTTGGCGATTTTATTAAAGTTTCACAGAATGCAGGCGTTGAGGCATATAATGGCGTTTGGCTTGTTACAGAAGTAAACGAAAGCAATATTACAATTAATGCACCTTTTGTTGGTTCTGGAGTTGGTCAACTTTGGTTTTATAAATATCTAAGAAATTACAACGCAGTGATTCGAGTATTTGGATTTAACTATTGCGACAATGGTTTTGAGGAACTTGCAAAACTAACTTTAAAGCCCACATTTGTTTCTGGTTATTGTTATTTCATTATTGATGTGGCTGACATCCTAAAAGATTATAATTCTGAGTGTAACGTGGTTACCGATGTAATATCTGGAGACTTGTTTCCATTAGTATCGCCGCCAATTATCCAGAACAATTTAAAATCATATATTAGATATTATATTTCTTATGCTGAGGGCTTTGATAATCCAGTTGGAAACGAGGCCGAGTATGAAGAGACAACACCAAGCGACTTATAAGATATGCCAACGAACTATTATACATCCAATGCAGCGTTGCAATATAACGTAACAAATGACATGACAGACTATCTGTTAAATGATTCTGGCGTAACTGGCAAGAAGTTTTTAACCGAAGCGCCATTGACTAAGGTATTAACAGAAAATGAATTGTCTGCGCTTTATTTCCTTTGTAATGATACCAATTTTGTTGCATCTGCTCAGTATTCTTATTATAATGCAAGTGGAACGTTATTATCGGAAACAACAAACAATCTATACTATTCAAGTTTAACATTATATCACAACGCTATTCCAGTTAATTGGACTGGAGTCAATCCATTGGCGGTTAAAATGAGAGTGCGAATAATTAGAGCAGTGGGCGGCGTGTCAATTACTGAGGAACGTTTTTATATTAGAGACCAGAACGCTTATTGTAATGAGAAACAAGTAAACTGGTTAAACAAGTTGGGCGGTTATGATAGCTTTATGTTCACTGCGGGGCAAGAAACTGCAATCAATGTTAGACGTGAGAATCCAATTGAGTTTAGCATGGCAACAAACTTTGAGTCCCCAAATAGAATCAATGGCTATCGCTCGCATTCGTCTGTTGAGTCGCTAAGTTTAGCAACCAGAGTTGACACAAAAGAAACGGCAGACTGGTTAAAACGTGAATTGATTGACTCAATTGATGTTTACGTTGTGAACGATTTGACTTATGTCCCAGTGAATGTCAAAAATTCATCTGTTGTTTACGATACATGGTCAAAAGATTTTATTGTAAAGTTCCAATTTGAATATGCGTTCCCAATTAACATCCAAACACGATAAATGGAATATACAGAAATTATAATTGACGATTTATATCAATTGGAGTTGGGCGACAAAGCTATTTTAATTCCGACCACTTATGAATTGATTGATATTAAGGACTTAAATAGACGTTCGGGGTCTAAGACTAAAACAATTGTCATTCCCAGAACAAAACAAAACGATAAAATATTCGGATTTGCTTTCAATATCAATGCAAAAAATGCTTTTGATAAATACGCACAAAGAAAAATTCGCATTCAAAAAAATAGCCAAGTATTATTCAATGGCCTTTGCAGGCTTACAGAAGTAACGAGCGACACAATTTCTTTTTATGCTTTTGCTGAGTTGAGCAAACTTAAAGATGTATTTGGCGAAAAGATGTTAACCGAATTAAATCTGGATGACTTAGACCATGTTTACAATGAGACAATTATTGACACATGGAATGGCACTTATCCTGCGGGCGTTCCTGCGGATTATTTTTATCCAGTAATTGATTATGGTCAATTCCAAACATTAGACCCATTGAGTGGGGGCGAAACTCCGCCAATAAAATTAACAGATTTATATCCTGCGCTATATTTAAAGCGTGCAATTAAACAGATTTGCAACGACAATGGCTATACATTAAGCACCACGTTTTTTGATGACTATAATACAAGCAAATTATTAATTCCGTTTAGCAATGCGCAGTTTATCCATTCAGATGACTTTTTAACAACCAATTTTGGTTTTTATGGCACAAGGGCAAACACTGCCTATTCTGTTTCTGCAACTGGAGACAATATTATTCCATTTCCGATTACAATAAACGATAATCTAAGTCAATGGAGCGTGGATGAGTACACTGCAAATGGAAATCAAAGATTTGAAGTTTTAATAAGTGTTAAATATAAAACGCCGAGCGACACATATCCAGTGGGATGGAATTTTGTTGCCAGTTTAGAACAATTCGACAATGCTTTGGGCGATTGGCGCTCAATTGATTCAAAAACATTTCCAAACAGATTGAATTCTCAATTTGGAGTTGATTTTAGTTTGTTTGCGACTGGCTTTATTGCTGACACTGAAAAATTTAGACTAAACATTGTTAGGCCTTTTGCAACTGGAGCATTGGAAATTTATGATTGTAGGTTTATCGTGCGTCCAAAGCAAAGAAATGCAGACGATATTTTGAATATTGTTTATGGCGAAACGGCTGAAATTGCACCAAACTTGCCGCCAATAAAGCAAATTGATTTGTTTCAATGGTGCTATAAGATGTTTAATTGGATTGTGTTTGTGAATGACAATACTGGCGTGGTCGAAATTTTTACTTACGACCAATATTATCAGAATAACAGACAAAAAGATTTTAGCCAGAAATTAAGTTTGACGCCTGCTCCGATTATCAATTATCAGCCGACAAACTTTAGTCGCAAATATGATTTTAGATATAAGCATGACGATAATGACTTTTGGAGCATTCGTTATGACTTAAAACAAACATATCAGCAACCTTACAAGTTTGGCGATGGGCAATACTATTTAACAAAGCAAGGAGACGCATCATTGATTGGAGAGGTTGGATTTTGTCCGACTATTATTGAAAAATCTTTTAAAGGAGACTCGCCAAATTATATAAATATCACAACGATGTTAGATGCGGCTGAACCAACAATTAAAAACACGCAAAAAGAACCGAGAATTTTAATAAATGGCGGACTGGTTACAATTGACACTTTATCGGATGGGGCATTTAGCCAGATATACATTGAGAATGTTGGCAATGTTGGCAATTTACCATTGTGCTATTTCCAGAAACAATTATATAATGAAACTGGGATTGATTCATATAACATGAATCTAAGTTTTTCAACGCCAGACATTGTAACGATGACGCAAGGCAATTTAATTGACAGATATTACAAGCAAGCAATTGACTCGCTTTCGGTCTCTGCGCAAGTTACGGCATATTTTAAACTCAGTAGTAAAGATATTACTGAATTGGATTTTTCAGAACTCTGGTATATTTCGTATTTTAGCGCAATTTTTAGGCTTAACAGAATCATTGATTACAATCCAAATTCATTAGGTCTGACAAAGGTTGAATTAATAAACGTTGGCGTCTTAGAGAGGACACCAGACACATTTGGAGCAATTGAGCCAGTTGAAGAGTTCACATATTTAGACACTGAAATTTTAGAAGATATAATAACTGAAAACAATAACGACATAATAATATAAAAAAATGGCAAAGAAAAAAATTAGTCAACTGCCTGCGGGTAGTGCTTTAACGGGACTCGAAATAGTCCCTATTGTGCAAACTGGCACAACTAAACGAATAACTGCGCAGGACATTGCCAATTTAGGCAATGCGTCTGGCGTTGAGGGAAGTGGCACAATTAACAGACTGCCAAAGTTTACGGCATCGTCAACGATTGGCAATAGTGCGTTTTTTGATGACGGCACAAATCAAGGAACTGAAACGACAACTGCGATTAATCGTTTTATCATGTCTGCAAATGCTTCGATTGCAAAAATCTTTTCATTCAGAAGTGGGAATTTGCCTCGATGGGCATTTCGTGTGGATGGGACTGAAAGTGGCGCAAATGCGGGAGCAGATTTAGCAATAAGAAGATATAATGATGCGGGAACTTTTATTGATGCTCCATTATCATTTGCAAGGGCAACGGGTGCAGCAACTTTTTCTTCTTCGGTAACGGCAACTGGGAATGTATCAAGTTATGGTCAATTAAGATTAGAAACATCTGCTTATGGTTCTATTGTTGTTGGCTCAAGAAGTAGTGAAACAGACTTTCAAATTTACAATACAGGAAACATATTTCGTATTTATGATGGAACAGCTGATGCTTTAAGTATTGCTACAACAGGTGCAGCAACTTTTGCTTCTTCGGTAACTACGGGTGGGGATTTAACTGTAAGCCGTTCATCTAATAGTACATTAATTAGCACAATTAAAAATACAAATACAACAGATACAAGTAGTAGACAAATATTAGATATTGAAGCGGGTAGTGTTGCTTTAAGATTATTAGCTATACATAATGATAATGTTTATATTGCTCCAACTACGGCAGTAGATACATATTTAGGTTCTGGTTATCCTTTAATTTTAAAAGCAAGTGGTAATGTAGGAATAGGAACTACTACTCCTGCTTATAAATTTGAAGTATCAGATGGAACAAGAACGGCAGTAATTAACCCTAATGCTTCTCTTGATGGTATATTTTTAGGAGTAAAAGAAAACAAGCCATTAGTATTTGGAACAAATGATAACGAAAGAATGCGTATCACATCTGCGGGTAATGTCGGAATCGGAACAACTGCTCCAACACAAAAGCTATCAGTTTTAGGCAACACAGATTTAGGGAATCAAGCTACTAATGTAACTGCAAATGGTTATACAACAAGAATAAGTGGTGCATCTTTACAAAGTGGTGCTTTGTTTTATGGTTCTTATGGTAACTTAATTTTAAGTGCTAATAACGAATATACTGCAAGTGCTAAAAGGTTTATGCTAACAAATGCTTTAGATGCTACAAAATTTGCAATAGTTCGCTCAACAAACGCTACAACAGACCCTTCTTTTGCTGCTGATGGTGTATTAGCTTCGGGTACTGCTGATTTTGTAATTAATAATTCGGGTAATGTAGGTATAGGAACTACTGCTCCAACTACTAAATTAGATATTAGAGATTCAAATAAAGTTTTTGATGCTTATGGGAATGTAAATATTTTTACAAGCGATTCATTTGCTGAAAATATTGGCGGGTCAATTGCTTTTGGTGGTGCAAGTAATGGCGGGACAAGTCCTTATCCATTTGCTAAAATACAAGGTTATAAAGAGGGAAGCGGGAGTTGGTCAGGTAGTTTAATATTTGGCACAACTCAATCAAATTCTGCTTTAACTGAAAAAATGCGTATTACATCAGGTGGAAATGTTTTGATTAATAAATCAACTGATGCAGGGTATAAATTAGATGTAGCAGGCACAACAAGATTAGACCCTGCGGGTGGAGAATATGGTCTTGTTGTAGGTCGTTCAAGTGGATTAACAAATATTAAAGCGGGGTCAGATGATGGCGGTTATTTATTAATGGATTCAGGCGACCAAGGCGGGGTGCTTGGATTAAATTGGTATTCTGTCGAAAATGTTATATTGGTAAATGGCGGGGGCAGAGTTGGCGTTGGAACTTCAAGTGTAGATGCTTCTGCTAAAATGCAAATTGATTCGACAACACAAGGATTTTTAGTTCCGAGAATGGGAGAGGGCGAGATAAATAGTATTGCTTCACCTGCGGCGGGGTTAATGGTTTACAACACCGATATTAATCACATGTGTATGTTTGATGGTTCAATCTGGAAAAAATTCTCTATGAGTAATATGTAAAAAAAATACTAACTTTGAATTATGAATAATGAGCAAATTTATTCAATATTAGGTCAAGGACTTGATATTGCAACACAAAAAGGGGTGTTTAATTTAAACGATGCAAAAATGATTGCAGACGCTTTAATTCAATTAAAAGAAGTTTTAAATATTAACGAACAAAAAAATGATTCAACTGAAACCAAGTAAAGCGGGAATTTTGGGAACTATCACACAAATTGATGTTTTAGTTTTACCATTCCAGACCAGTGCAGTAACGTGTTTAACTTATTACAAATTGTGCGATGCCGATGGCAAACAATTAGCTGAGGGAAACATTGCATTAACTGAAGAGCAATTTGCAAACTGGGGAACTGACAATAGTTATGTTTCTGACATTGTTATTGCAGAATTAGGATTAGAGAAAGCATAATTTAACGGCGGTCGGAAACGGCCGCCATTTAAACAAAGGAAATGGCAGACGAAAAGTCAATAGTATATAATGTCGATATTCAATTCGGCGAACTCCAGAAAAATCAAGAAGAGATTAAAAAAAGAATTTCTGACTTGCGAGAGGAGCAATCAAAATTAGATGTTTCAACTAAAGAAAACCAAAAGGCTTTTAGGGATAATAACGCCCAGTTAAAAGCATTAGAGGGTCAATACAAGTTGAACGAGAAGTCTATTGGCGAGCTATCGAATGCCGAGAAAGCAAACACAGACACAACTAATTTTAATAACAACTCAATCAAACAAAATCGTGAGTTGCTAAAGGAATTGAATGCGGAATATATACGACTTGCCAATCCAACAAAAGAACAGACGGCCAGATTAAAGAGTTTAACAGATACTTTAAAGGCTCAGGAGTCTGCAATCGGAGACAACCGCAGAAATGTAGGTAACTATGCCGAATCATTCAAAGGATTAATCGGTCAATTCCCTGCATTAGAGAAAGGATTAACTGGAGTTGGCAATGGATTCAAAGCATTAAGCGCAGGCAATCCATTTAGCTTAATTTTAATGGCAGTAACGCCATTGATTCAGTCATTCATGAAATTAGAGCCAGTAACAAATGCAATTAATGGAGTTTTTGAGGGACTAAGTGCGACAATCACAACCATTTCGTCATCGGTTAAAAACTTTTTTGACTTGGTAAGTTCTGGCGGGGGATTATTTGATTCTTTTTCGAACGCATTTAGTGGATTAGGCTCGAGAATTGGAGAGGCAGCCGCAGAGGGTTACAACTTAGTGCAGGCATTGGACGACTTAGAAGACGCAGAGCGTGCAAACCAAGCGTCAATCGCCCAAACAAATAGGGATGTGGCTATCTTAATTGCACAATCTAAAGACAGAACTAAAACAGAAAAAGACAGAATTGCTTTATTGCAGGAAGCTAACAGATTAGAAGAGGCACAATTAAAAAAGGACGAGGAATTAGCAAACAGAAGAGTTGCAGTTGCAGCGAAAGCATTATCAAACGCAATTAAAACTGGACAAGATAGAGACACCGCAGAGCAGAGATTAGCAGATGCGCAACAAAAGCGTTTTGAAATACAACAAGCGGCGGGAACGCAGACAGAAAAAAATCAGGGTCGTATAAATGGATTGATTGAAGCTGAGGCAACATTAAAAGAAAAGCAAAAAGAGAAAGAAAAAAAGAATTTAGAAGATAGGGCAAAGGAATTAGAAAAATTTACTGCCAAAGTTAGGGCGCAATTATCTGAAGAGCAAAAATTGAGGGTTGACGCATTCAATAACGAAAAAGCAATAAACGATTTAAACCGAGCGCAATTTGAGGCTAATTTAAAACAGAAATTTGCGAACGCATTAATCACGCAGAAACAATATGATGACGCTTTAAAGCAATCACAAATAGATAAAAACAACGAGGAAATAAAACGTCTCGAGGAATACAATGGAATTACTGGTGCTTATGATGACCAGATTACTGCGTTAAAGATTGCTAATCAAAACCTTGTTACTGACAATAAGATTGCCAACGATGAGGAGCAAAAACAATTAGACGAGCAGAAATTGCAATATGAATTAGAACTTGCACAAGTTGAGGCAACTAATTTAGAGGATAAAAATGCAGCCGAAATTGCTATACTACAAAATCAAAATGCTTTAATTTTAGCAGATACAAAGAAAACAGAAGAGCAAAAGAAAGTTGAGATTGCAAAAAACAATGCTGCAATTGTAAAGATTGAAGAGGAAACGGCAAAAGCCAGAATTGAGGCGTTGGCAGCAGTTGGCCAATCGTTCATGGCGTTGTCTAAAATATTAGGAGAGAATACAAAAGAGGGAAAAGCATTGGCAATAGCTGCGACAATTATTAGCACGTTAACATCTGCTCAAAATATTTACGAATCAACATCTAAATTGCCATTTGGAGTTGGCGCAGTTTTAGCGCCTATAAATGCGGGAATTGCTTTGTTGCAAGGTTACCAAAGGGTGCGAGAACTTAGAGCCGTAGAAGTGCCACAATTCGCTGAGGGCGGATATGTTGATGGCTTTGCAAATGGCGGTTTATCTGGTACTCGAATTGGAGCAGGAATGGGAATGCCTATTCGTAGAAAAAATGGCGATAATTTATTAGCAACAATTAAAACTGGAGAGGTTATTTTAAACCAAAGACAACAAGCGGCTTTAGGTGGCTCAAATACATTTAAGCGCATTGGAGTACCTGGATTTGCTAACGGCGGGATGGTAACTCCAGACGCTGCGATTGATAGCAGTATAAACATTGCAGAGGCATTGAAAGGATTGCAATTAGTAGTAAGCGCAACCGAAATAACAGAAGTTCAAAACAGACTTAGAGTCATAGAAACAAGCACATCATTATAATGGCAAAGGCAAAAGCAACGGCACAAAAAATCAAAGTAAATTTCGGGAAACGAAAGACTGGCAGAGCAGCGAAAGCAAAAAATAAACAAGTTAAAAAATATAGAGGACAAGGTAAATGAACATTGAAAAGGAATTTTACACCAGAATCGACACAACGTTCGGGGATTGCAATAATGTTGCCTATCATTTAGCTGAGAAATGTGCGCTAACAACTGGCGACATGGAGCGTTATTTAATCCGTTGCGAATATGAAGAGCAAGTGATTAAAAATAAAAAAAGCAAAATGATTATTTATGCTGACTTAGCAGAGAAATATTGCAAGTCAATTCATTCAGTCATCTATATTGTAAAGAAAATATAATTGTAAAAAGTTTACAAAAAGCATATTTCTATTTCCGCTAACTTTGTTAACATGGAAATTTACAATTTGCTAATAAATAAAGACATTGGAACTGACAAAGGTGAATTGTCGGCTGACTATGTCAGAGCAGAAATTGCAAAGGCTCAAAATCAGGGGTCAAAAGAAATTCGATTGATTATTAACTCACGTGGCGGCAGCGTTTACGAGGGTTTTTCTATTTACAATGACTTGCAGGACGCAGGTCTAAAAATCACCGCTTACATTCATGGGTTTTGTGGCTCAATTGCTACACTAATTGCATCTGCGGCATCTTATGTGGAAATGTCTGAGACTGCTCAGTATATGATTCACAATTCAAGTGGCGGAGCGCAAGGAACTGCAAACGAAATTAAGTCAACGGCTGAGGCTTTGTCTCAAATCGACACAATCCTTGCTCAGAATTACGCTAAAAAAACAAACAAATCAATTGATGACATCATGTCAATGATGGATAAAACAACTTACATGACACCACAACAAGCCAAAGAAATGGGATTTGTTGACGCAGTAAGGATGCCAATTGCAGCTTATGGAAAATTTAACGATAAAATAAAAATGGATACAAATTTTAAAAACAAAATTGCTTCAGCATTCAAGGCTATTGAGGAAGCATTAACTGGCACAGAGCCAACAAACGGAGCAGAATTTTTGTCTGACGGAGTTACTGAAATTTACTACCAAGCTGAAGAGTTAGAAGTAGGTATTCCAGTTTTTTCTGACGCAACATTCATGACTCCATTAACAGAGGGCGAATATGAATTAGCATCTGGGAAAAAAATCATGGTTAGCGCAGAGGGAATGGTTGCTGAAATCGTAGAGGTTGAGCAAGTTGTAGTTCCAGTTGTGGCAGAAGCTGAAGTGGAAACATTAAAAGCACAAGTTGAGTCATTAACTGCGGAAATCACTGCATTAAAAGAAGAGAAAGTAACTATTGAAACTGCAAGCGCAGCATTCAAAGCGAAAATGGACAAAGAGTTCAAAGCATTAAAGTCATTAGTTGAAACGGCTGAGACTAAAGTAGTAAACGCAGCAGCAGCAAAGGCAGAAGTTAAAACGTCTCCATTTGACTTAGTAGCAGCAAATTTGAAAAAGCAATATTAATTTAAACAAAAAATAAAACAACAAGAAAATGGCAGATGTATTAGACATTAACGTTAGTTGGGCAGGGCAACAAGCTAACGAGGTTTTAATTAAACCAACGTTTTTAACTCCAGAGTTACAAAACGAATTCAGAATCATTTTGGACATTAAGTCTAAAAGACAATTAGCATTAGACACAATTCTTTCTGGCGTAGTTCGTCCGTCTGTTGGTTGCGGTCGTGATAATGCAGGCGATGTAGTTGACATCACTGAGAAATTTATTGAAGTATGTGATTTAAAGGTAAACTTAGACCAATGTGCTAAGAACTTAAAAAACACTTTCATGGAAGAGTATTTGAGAACTGGAAACGAGGCTCAAAACTTAGAGGGAACTATCGTTGAAAACTACATTATCGAGAAAGTAACAAACGCAGTGCGTTTAGACGTTTACGATATTGCTTGGTTTGGTGATGAGAACTCAACAAATGACACTTTAGCTTCATGTACTGGTATCTGGACTCGCTTAATCGCAGGTGCAAATGCTTACGATGTTGAAAAAGTAACGATTGCAAGCACATTAGCTGACTGCACTGCATTAGACACATTGCGTTCTATGTACGAAGCAGCACCAGACATTTTAGACCAAATGCCAGAGGGCGATAAATATTTCGCTTTAACCAGAGAACTTTATGACAATTATTTGACTTGTCGTGAGGATGCTTGTTGTGGTGATAAGTCATGGGATATGGTTGAGGCAGGTGCGAGAATGTTAATGTTTAGAGGCATTCCAGTTTACAAGAAATCACGTTGGTCTCAAATTATCAATGCTAACAATATGAACCACAAACACAGAGCGGTTTATACTTACAAAGAGAACTTGGTAATTGGTACAGATGCGATTTCTGACACAAATACATTAGATTTCTTTTATGATAAGAGAGACAAAATGAATTACATCGATGCTGAGTTTAAAATGGGAACTCAATACATCTATGGTGATTTATCTGTAATCGCTTTATCATAATTATTTAACTTAAAAAAAAGGAGACAACAATATGCCATGTGGAATAGTTAGTGGATTAGCCTGCGCAACTTGCGAAGATTTGCAATCAGTAGGTGGAATAAAAGCCAAAAACATTTATGTGGGTTCACTATCGGATTTAACCGATAGTGGATTTACCACAGATTCTGAGGGCGTTGTTACTGCAATAGGTTTACAACCATACAACTATCTTTACAAGTTCTGCGCAAAAACAAAAAGTGCAGGTGCTTCTCAAGAATTGGTTACTGGCGAAAACAATATCAAATCGTTTACACAAACGATTACTGGTAAATTTCAGCAACAAACTCAAGATGCCAAAAATGTTTGGGATAATTTAAAATTAATTGACGATTTATTCGTTGTAGTAGAAAAGACAAATGGTACTTTCGAATTGTACGGAAAATCTGCGGGATTAGAAATCACTGCGCTTACAAAAGCGACTGGAGTTTTAATTGGCGATGACAATGCGTTCAATATCACGTTATCGCAACCAATGGGTGGCGAGCCAGAATTAGCACCAGATTTCTTTGTAACAAGCTACCAAGCGACAAAATCTTACTTAGAAAGCAAAATTGCTTAATTAGTTTTAGAAAAATGTTTGGAGAGGCGATATGTTTGACATGTCGCCTCTCTTTTTTTTGTGAAATATTACTATATTTGCCCTATGACAATTCCAGAACTTAAAATATATGTTGACTCGCAAGGCGGGCAAGCTATGAACAGAAAGGATACAACGTGGAATCTAATATTTGACATGTACAAAAGAGCAACTGGCAATAGGTTGTCAACTGGGTGCGGGTCGTGTTATAAAAGAGCATACAGATGGCTGCAAAATCAATAATTTATCAAATCTTTTTTGACGAAAAGACAAAAAAATATATTACTCCAAATGCGATTGGATATGACAATTCAATTTACGAGGGTAAAGAGTTGCAACCTGCGTTTGAAAACCACATCATTCGTGAGTTAATAGAGCAGGGAAAGCATAAAGAGGCTGAATACTTTGGCATTTTTTCGTGGCAATTTGAATCTAAAAACTCCTATTGGCTTAAAAATTTAGAGGCAGATGTCAAAGATGCTGACATATACACATTTTATCGCTTGCACACGCAGCCAAATGTCTGGAGAGTGGCTGAGAACTGGCATTCTGGAATAATTCAAACCGCTCAACATATTTTTGACCAGTTTAATGGCCTAAGAATAGACCGATTGCAGACTCCGACCATTTATCAAAATGCGCATGTTACACGCTCTGAGATATACGAGGAATATGTTTCCACGTGGTTAATCCCTTTGATGGATATAATGTCTCAGTGGGACAATATATGGCTTCAGGAACGATTATACACAGACACTAAATACAAGTCAGGCAGATTTTCAAAAGAAAAAATAAAGGCAATCACTGGCGTTGAGTTTTATCCGATGCACACATTCATTTGTGAGCGTTTTTTCTCGACTTTTTGTGCAACTAAAAACTTTAAAATTAAACATTTATGCTAAAGGTAAAATTAACGAGCAACTATGCCACATCTGAGACATTGGCAAATGAGGTCATGAGACAATTTGCTCCAAAAAATGCGGTCAAAAACTTTGAATTTACGTCTGGGAATGATTATGATTTATTATTTATATTTAATAACACGACAGAAAAGATAAAAGACCCTGCAAAAACCTTTGTGTTTGCACAAGAACCAAGTTGGTCGGATAATTATAAAGATTGGAACGGCCAAGTTGCTGAGTTTATCGCACCAGTTAATAATCAATTGCCAATGATGTTTAATTGGAGTGGCTTAGATTACGAAGAGGCAATAAATTTAAAGACTGAAAAAACTAAAAAGTGTAGTTTTATAGTTGCTAAACAAGAACCGAGAGAGGGGACGTTATATGGATTCAGGAATGAATTAGTTGAAAAGATATTAGCATCTGATTTGGACATTGATATTTACGGCAAAGGTTGGGACATTAAAGATGCCAGATACAAAGGCGAATTAAAAGACAAAAAAGACGGATTGATTGATTATCATACGTCAATTTGCATTGAAAATTCAATTGAGGACTATTATGTAACTGAAAAATTTTGGGATATTGTCATCTGCAATGCGTTTCCGATACCTTATTCGGCCATTGCTGAGAATACAATGCAACGTTTAGAGGCTATTATTTCGCTTGCAAGCTATGGCGATTCGCAAAAACTTGTAGAAGAGCAAAAAGAATATTATTTTAGCGACTTAAACATTTATAATTACATTAAAAGCAAATGCCAATCTGCATAACTTTCGGGACAAAAGAATATCAGCAAGC